TTATCTAATGGATTTAAATTAAGGAATGGCTCTGCCCTTGTTTTTAATAATTCAGCAAGGACATACATCTATATGGCATTTGCCGAAACAAGTTTTAAATATGCACTTGGAAGATAGGAGAAAATAATGGCTTGGTTACACAATGGAATAACACTAAAAGTTGGCAAGAGTTGGACTGATGGGAATTATAAACACCCTTATAATTGGGCAAGTGCTTGGTCAGCAGAAGATAAAGAGCATTGGGGTGTAACGTGGCAAGATGACCCTGATACAAGCTATGATGATAGATTTTATTGGGCAAGAGATGTTGCAAGAAGTCTAACAGATATTAATGAAGTTGACGAAAATGGTGATGCTATTTTAGATGAAGATGGCAATCAAGTTGTTACATTAGGTCTTAAATCTATATGGGTTGCTAAGACTAAAACAACTGCTAATGGTTTACTAGCTTCTACTGATTGGTATGTAACAAGAAAGTCTGAAAGTAATGTAGCAATACCATCTGCAATAACTACATATAGGTCAGCCGTTAGAACTGCAAGTGGCACAATAGAAACTGCAATAAATGGTTGTGCAGATTTAGATGCTTTCAAAGCATTGTTTGTAGTACCAGTTGATAGTGATGGCAATCCTACTGGTAATGCACCAATTTATGATTTTCCAGACGAGGTGTAAATGGAGATAGAGGCAACATTACTATGGAACTTAGTTTTGACTTTAGTGATATTGCCTTTTGGGTGGGCATTTTCCAAAATGTTCTCAGAAGTTAAAAGACTACAAATCCTGCTAAATAAAACTCGTGAAGAATATTCCACAAAAGAAGATCTCAGAGATACGTCAGGTCGTGTAATGGAGGCACTACATAGACTTGAAGATAAATTAGACAAAGTTCTTTCCAAATAAAGGATAGCCAATGATAGATCCTATTTCAGCATTCTCAATGTTGACTACGGCTCATAGTGCCTTAAAAAAAATTGCCTCAATGGGTAAAGATCTAAATTCAGCTACAAAATTTGTAACGCAATATGCCAAAGCAGAAGCTGAATTAGGCTTTGCTAAAGAGCAAAAGAAAAAAGGGATATTTGGCTCTGTTATGGATAATGCAATAGAAGAGCATTTTAAGGAAGAAGAGCAAAAGAGATTAAAAGACGAATTGAGATCATTATTCCTTTTATATGGTGCAGATGGAATTGGTCAGTGGGAAAGATTGCAGGCAACGATTGCCTCAGCAAGAGCCAAACATCGTAAACAATTAAAGGAAATGCAAAGAATAAAAGACCGCAACACACTCATAGTTGTCTGTACTATTTTAATAACATTAGGAGCAGGCGGTATTATTTTATTAGCGAATTACCTGAAATATGGTTCAGCATTCTAGCACGAAAGCAGGCAGAATAGCTGAGTTCTTTGCTTGCGGTGTTATAGAGGATTTAGGTTGGCAAACATCTCTGTGTCAGCAGGATGGAGTTGACCTAATTGCTTTTAAGGACAATGAGTATATTCGTGTTCAGGTTAAAGGCTCTAGCATCAAGAGAAGCCTGAGAAACAATGGTTTACAGTTTATGATGGGGTTAGGATCTAATAAAAGATTTCCTAATTCAAATGATTATGACATTGCCTGCATGGTCTCAACTTATCACCGCAAATGTTGGTTTGTTCATGTTTGCAATATACAGCGAAAATCAATCCGCAGACCCAAAGCCTTTTTTGAAAATACCGAACTTGAATATGAGAGTTGGGAAAAGTCACTGGATATTTTTAGGGAAAATAAAATTCATGGAAAATATTAATTTTAAAATTTTTAAAGTTTTTAACAAAATCGGAAACATTTTTTACAGAAGATATATCCGACAGATCAGAAAAGAGCAGAGCAGATGAAAGAGCAAGGCATCCATTTAAACTTACTAAATCAAATCCGCAGACATGAGGGATTGAGATTAGACCTCTATTTTTGCAGTGAAAATGTTCAAACGATTGGATATGGCAGGGCAATCGGTCTCAATGGCATATCAGAAGCTGAGGCAGAATTTATGCTTTTAAACGACCTTTTAATGGTCGAGGGTGAGTTAAAAGATGAGGGATGGTATAATCAGTTAGATGAGACTAGAAGGGCTGTAATTTTAAATATGGCTTTCAATCTCGGCAAACCAAAGTTAATGAAATTTTCCAAACTTATTGGTGCGTTGTCTGACGATGACTATGAAACTGCATCAAAAGAAATGGTCACTGGATCTAATGGTGGCGAGAGCAAATGGGCATCTCAGGTTGGCAAGAGAGCATATGAATTAGCTGACCAAATGCGTACTGGTGAATGGCAGGATGTTTAAGGTACTGATTACAGTTTGTATGATTAGCAATCCCACACAATGTATGTTTATAGAAAATACCCAATATCCAGTAGTTTATGAAACCTTTGAAAGTTGCAAAGCGAGAGCCTTAGAAATTGGCTCAGAAGTTCCAAAGTATTTACCCAAATGGAAAGCAACAAGATGGAAATGTTCAAAGATTAGGGAAGGAAGATTTACATGATACCTTTAATAACAGCACTCGCACCATTGATCGGAGACATAGTTAAGGAAGCTATTCCTGATCCTGATAAAAAAATGGATGCTGAAAATAAAGTTAGATTAGCATTATTAGAAAATTCAAAGCAGATTGAGGCTTCAGCAAGTTCTATTATATTGGCTGAGGCAAAGTCAGAAAGTTGGATAGCTTCTAGTTGGAGACCAATTTTAATGATGAATATAACAGCTATAGTTTCAGTTAATTTTCTAGTGTTTCCACTGGTTGAAGTTTTCACTGGAACTGAGTTATCAATACCCCTACCGCCTGAATTATGGACACTCCTGACAGTCGGAGTTGGTGGCTATACGATAGGTCGATCAGCGGAAAAGGTTGCAGGAAATCTAAAAAAATAGTAAAAGTGGCTAACTGTTTTTAACAAAAAAATAAGTGGCTAACTATGTGGCTAACCGCAAACACAAACCTATATATACCCTCATTTTTAGGGGTAAAATGTCAGGCTCATAACCTGAAGGTCGTAGGTTCAAATCCTACCCCCGCAACCAACTTATTCAATAAAATCAATAACTTATATGATCCTCAAAGACTTCGGTTTTTGGGGTTTTTTTGCGTTTTAAGCCTGATAACGATTACAGAGTGGCTAACAAAGTGGCTAACGCTCGTCAGGCATAGTTCCCTTTTTTTGAAATAATAGTTGCATAATATGCATAATAGTGCATAATAGAGAAATAATATCGCTTTTAGAGTGGCTAATTAAAAAAAGGGAGCAAAATTAAAATGCAAAAAGATAATAGAACAAAGCAAAACATTCAACTACATGAAAAGATTTCATCTATGGAAAATACAATTCTTGACTTAGGTGTAAATGATAGATGCCATGAAGATTTTGATGACAACTGCAAAACAATTTACAAGTGCTTACAAAATATCAAGGGTATGATTTACAATGACGAAATAGTTTTTAGAAAGGGAGCAAACTAATGGAAAGAAAATGGATTGAAAAATATGGTGCGATCATTCTTGAAGGTAGCAACATAAATATATCTGAGTGGGATGGTAGGTTTCATTTAGCTTATGCAGAAGAGGTTGTTGAAGATTTCGCAACACTACAAGAAGCAAAAGATTATGTAAGTAGTGCTGATCTTAGAATGACTAGCAACTGTTATGGTCAACCAATATGGGGAGCAAACTAATGGAAGGTAATAAATGGAAAGTTTGGGAAGTATACAAAGCAGACGATAAGGGTGGTTCATGGAAGTGGGTTGCAAGAACTGAAGAAGAAATTCATGTTTTCCCAACTAAAGGAAAGGCAGTTGCTTTTGTGAAGGAACAATCTGAGGGAGCAAACTAATGGAATTTAATGTCAAAATCCAAAAGACTGACGTTAAGATTTACGATGTTAATGTCAGCATTAAATATGAAGAGTTAGTTGAATATGTAAACAACTCTCATATGTCTTTTAGTGAGTATTTAGATGACTGTTGTTTCGATGAAGATACTGGAGAAGTAGATCCTTCTAAATCTGATTTTACTGAGGAAGAGTTCTATAAAAATCATATGGAAGAATATATTGGTAATTGTGATGTAGATCTTATGTTCACTGATAACTGCCACAACCATTCTGAATACGAACTTCAAAGTGAAGAATGTGCATTTATACAAGCTGAGGAGATCAACTAATGGCTAATTATTTTATTGGAGAGATTAAGCCTTATATAATTGTGGCTAAAGATTATAAAGGTTTTCAGTTTCGTTATAAATCAGCAACTATGAAGTCATATGGCAGGAAGATTGCAGTTAACAAAAAAGATCTTCAGTCTATTAGAAAAGCTATGATTTCTGACTTTGAAAATCATGTAACAAAGATTGAGGTTGCATTGTTTGATGACGTAGCAAAACTTGCCTTAGAGAAGCGATTAAATGCGGTTGGAAGAAAAGTTAATGGCATTAGGCAACGATCATATGACAATGATGAAAGGCATCTCAGACTGCAC